CCTCACCCGCCGCCACGCCGTCATAGGCGGTCGTGTTGTAGTCCAGGAACACCTGGAAGAACGCCGGCGCCACGATCAGCCCGGCCCCGGGGGCCGCGACCAACTGCACCGGGGTCGCGTTGAGGGTCAAGACGGCCGCGGTCGCGATCGTCACGTCCGCCTGGTACAAGGGCGCCCCGTCGGCATCCCCGGCCGCGTGCAACAGCATCGGCACCACATCGCCGACCACGCCGGACTTCAGCGCCACGCCGCCGACCACGTTGCCGCTCACGGCCGGGATGCCCCGGCCCGCACTGTCGGCCGTGAGGCGCTGCCCGCGGGTCACGGTATCGCCCAGCGTGACCTCGCCCACCCCAACCAGCGTGATATCCACCGGCTCGCCGCTGGCCGCGCCAACCTGGCCGGACAGCCCCAGGAGGCCATCGGTCGCGGCCGTCGCCTGGATCAGCAACGTGTCGCTGGTGCCGAACTTCAGCAGCCGGTAAGGCAGGATCGTCCCGCCCGCCGTGTAGGTCTTGTCGAGCAGCGGATTACGCCACATGGGTCAGGTCCTCGTCGGCTTCCACCGCGGCCACCGCCGCGGCGAAGGAAATGGGATGGCCGGCCGCGTCCTGCGCCGCCTTGAAGGCCTGCGCCCGGCGCGCGACCTTGGCGTCGTCCGCCGCACTCGGGGCGCCCTTCACCCGCTCCTTGGTCGCGCGCTCCGCCAGCTCCACCAGCGGCGGCAGCGCGCTCAGGAACCCGCGCAGCCAGACCGCGCCATGGGCCGGTTCGGTCGGCGCCGTCGGCGCGGCAAAGCACACCGCCGGCTCGCCCGGCCCCAGCCGCAGCAGGATCTCGGCGAGCGCCGGCACATCGGCCGGGCGGATGCGCACCTCATCGGCCAGCCGGGAGGCAAAGGCCGCCAGGGTCGTGCGCAGGGCCGTCTCCTCCTGCGCAGCCAGGTCCTGGGCGCGGCGCTCCAGGTCCGCCTTGGTCTTATCCAGCGCCGCGGCCTGGGCCGCACTGGCGCGCTCGCGCTCATCAACGGCCGCGATACGCGCCGCCAGATCGACAGTTTCAGAGGGGTCAGCCATCGGCTCAGGCTCCGCAGCAAAGGAAGGGGGAAGAATGAAAGATGACGGGATGCTCAGCACCCCGTCCGGGATCGCCGCCAGGTCAGCGCCCTGCAACCCCGGGATCGCCGGCGCCGTGGCGCCCAGCACCCCCAGGTGCCGGATATACGGCTGCCCCGGCACCGGCGAGCCGGGATGCCCGGCTGGCCAGAAGGAGAGTGAACGGTTGGGATAGCGCGCATCGCGCACCGCCGCCGCAAAGGCCGGATCGACCTGCGTCGGCGTGCCGAACAGCCCCGCGTCGGTCGCCGTCACGCGCTCCAGCCAGCCGAACGCCGGGCTATTGGTCTGCGGATGCCCGATCACCAACGGCGCGCGATGCACCGCCGGGTCATAGGAGGCTGCCAACTGCGCCAGCAAGTCCGCCGTCACCTCCACCGCCTGCCCGTGCATATCGGTGAAGGAGCCAACCCGCGCCAGATGCAGCGCCGCCGCGGCGCTCGCGGGAGGGGTCAGGGAAGGGGAGACAGACGTGTGCATGGCCCCCATTTTCCCCATCTCCGAGCCTGTTTGGCCCGGGGCGGATTACCCCCGCGGAGCGCCCCGCGGACCCGCCCGCGCTAGGAGCCTCTCTGAGGCGTTGAGGGCAGGGGGGGGCGGCGGATGTACCGGGGTACCCCCGCCGATCGATCCTGAGCGTTTTTAAACGGGGTTTAAACGGGGTTCCGGGTGGCGGTGTTGGTGCACCGTCCGGGGGGGGCGGTCGTTGTCGTTGTCGTTGTCGTGGTCGTTGTCGTGGTCGTTGTCGAACTCGATTACGACAACGACAACGACAACGGCCCTACCCGACCGCCGACTCCAACGCCCGCGTCAGGATCGCCAGCACTTCGGTCTGCGCCGCCGGCAGCAGCCCGCCGTCCTGGATCGGCAGATACGGCCGCGGCGGGATCGGCGCCGGGGCGCCGCGCGGGGTGTTGTAGAAGCGATTGGCCGGGTTACCGAACTGCTGCGCCGCCGCGTACACCTTAGATGCGCCCACCCACGCCTTGGTCGCATCCCCCCCATGGGTGATACTCCCCGCCAGCCCCCCCGACACCTGCAGAATCGGCCCCGCACTCCCACGCCGCGCCACCGTCACCGGCCGCAGCGCCGCCCACCCCGGCCCGGACGCCTGGAAGGCATCCTCCGTCAAGTTCCCCAGCGCCCGCCCGATATCCTCCATCACCGGCGCCATATTCCCCAACTGCGCCAGCACCCGCGCCAGGCCCGCCCGGACCTCGGCGTCATCGATCGTGACGGTGAACCCGCCTTCAGCCATCGTCTAGGCCCCGGCGCCGGACGGGGCATTCGCCCCGTCCGTCACGTTTTCCGCGTCCGCCAGCCACCCCCGCGCCTGCTCGATGGCGGCGACAATCTCCGGCGCCGCTCCACTCGGCGCCGGGGGCGGCGTCGGCGCGCCGGCCAGCAGTGCCGGCCCTTCGTCAAACAGTAGCTCAGCCGCCGGCGCCTCATCGGGCCGGAGCCAGGACTCCAGTTCCGCAATCCAGGCGCGGATCGCGGCCGGCGACTCACAGGGGGGCGGATCGATGATCATCATGGTTGTTTGCTCGCCTTAGCCGCCGCGTCGACCGCGGCATCGAACAGCGTGGCATGGCGCTGCATCAGGTAGCGGGTCGGCACGCTGAGGATCGCCGCGTACTCGACCTGCCCGGCACGCTGTAGCCCACTATTGACCGCGTGCCATTTCACCAGGTAGCGATCAGCCGCGCTGAGCCCGCGGCCCAGGGGGCCCGCAAGTTCGGCGTCGACTGCCCGCACCGCCGCGCGGTGTTGGCGCCGCAGGATCGATACCGCCGAGCGCGCACGTCCAGTATAGATCGACCCTTCGCTGCCCACCGCCTCGATACTGGTGATACCGGCCAGGTCCGTGGTCTCAAAGTCGCCAAGCGACAAGGACGCACCACCCGGATGGCTATGCAGAAAGCGCAGCCGCAGCCCCGGCGTCCCTGCTAAGGCGTCCATCTGGGGCGAGAACTTCACCCGCGTCGCGGTGCCGTCGATGACCGCGACGGCACCACCGGTTACCTCGTTTTGCAGGTAGCCGCGTTCGCGCTTGTTGGCGACGACATCAGCCAGCAGATCCGCGCGGATCCGCTCCGCGACCGTCTCTGCGGGATCAGCACCCGCCGGCACTGGCGCATCGATATACGCCTTGAGGTCTGGCCCGATGGGCCTGGCCGGCACCGCGGCAATCGCTGACGGGCGCCCTGCGCTCGGCGGCCAGCCAGGCACGCCTGCCGCCGCGCCCCTGGCCACCTCCGCCGCCGTCCGCGGCCCGATGGCCCCCGCCCGCGCCAGCACCCGCTCCGCCAGCGCCCGCTCCGCCCCATCCGACCCCGGGATATGATCCCACCCCGGGTCCGCATACAGCACCGCCCGCCCGCCCTCGCGCGTCGGGTCCGCCACGCTCACCCCGCGCTGCACCCAGCGCGCCGGGGTCTCCCCGGTCAGCGGATCGACCGGGCGCCGGCCGGGCGGTTCGCGCTCGAGGATGTGCACGTCGGCCGCGGGCGCGAGCCCCCGGTCCGCCAGCTCCCGGTCGCTCAAGTAGCGCGCTCGGCACCGGCAGTTGTACCCGTTCCCCGGCGCAATCACCCCCCAAGCCGCCGAATCCAACCGGAACACCTTCCCATTGAGCGCCGCATGGGCCGGGCGCGTGCGGCTATCCATGACGGCCAGATACTGTGCCCAGGGCGCCCGGTCCGCCTGCTCCAGCGCCTGCCGATGCCGCCCGGCCATGTAAGCGCTCTGTAAATTGGTCCGGTAAATGGTCTGTAACCGGCGCAAACTGCCCTGTTTCACCAGCCGCGCCTCCATGGTGTCGGGATCGACCCGCACCGCCGGCCCCCACCACCCCTTCGCCTTGAGCGTCTCCACCAACTGATCCTTAAACCACTTCTCCGTCTGCCCGCTGTCGATCGCCGTCTGCAGCGCGCCCTTGATGTCCGCCAGCACATCCAGCTTCGCCAGATTGGCGACCGTGAAGACCTGGCTATGCGCCGGCCCGTCCAGCTCCCAGTACGGCCCGGAGAGCTTGAGCCCCTTGGCCAGCAGATAGTCGGCCGCCCGGTCCGGGCGCAGCCGGAAGAGCGCCGCGAGGTCAGCCACCGGCCGGCCCCTGCCCGTACTGCCACCCGCCGCCCGCCGCGATCTCGCGCGCCCAGTCCCGGCACAGCACCGCCGCCCCCATCATCTCTTTGGCGTGCCGGGCCCACGGCGCGCAGCCGCCGTAATACTCCATGCTGAGCGCCAGCGCGTCCAGGTCATCCGCCATCGCGCGCAGTCGCCCGGCGATCTCATCCTTGGTCGGGGCGTTACTGTTCACCCTGCACCTCCAAGCGCCCGATCGCATCCGCCGCCGCCACCCCGCGCGTCAGCAGCTCCTGGAGCAGGGAGTCGTCCATCTCCCCATACCACTCATCCATCCGCCCCAGGATCGCCTCCGGCGTCAGCCCCTCGGCCAGCGCCGCCAGGATCGGCGCCAGCAACCGCTCCATCGCCGCCTGCTGCACGGCGCTCGCATCCCGGTCCGCCTCCGCATCGATCAGCGCCTGCATGGGAGCCGGGGCGTCCCGCCCCGGCGTCACCCCAGCACCGGCCAGCGCCACGGGAGCCGGGGCGTCCCGCCCCGGCGTCGCCCCGGGTCCCGCCGGCGCCTCCGGGTCACCCGGCAGCGCCGCGTCCGCGGGCCCCGCCGGGGCGAGACGCCCCGGCTCCCGTGGCCCCGACTCCTCTAAGTCATCCTCCTCCAGGTCATACGCCCGCAGGAAATAGGCCCGGGTAAACGTCGCCCCGGTCTTCACCAGAATCTCATCACGCTCCGCCAGCGTCTTATCGATCCCCTCATCCGCGCCCAGCTCCCAGCGCGGTGCCGTCTGCCCCGGCCAGTTGAGTTCCACCACCCAGCGGATGAGCTGGTTCACGACTTGCGCGACCATCTCCGCATCGCGGTCGCGGATATCGTCCGCCACCTCCAGCGCCGCCTTGGCACTGGCCAGGGTGTTCGAGGACTCCACCCCCTGATTGGACCCCAGGAGCGCGATACTGATCTCCCCGCGCCAATACTTCAGAAAGCGCTCATGCGCGTCGCTACTGCCGCCCTTGTTGGCGCTCGCCAGCACCTCCACCGACCCATCGTCCGGGATCGCCGCCACCGCATCCTGGATCATCGCCTCCAGGCTCGCGGTCAGCGTCTCATACTCAGTGGGCGAGGCACTGCGCGGCAGCTTGCCGATCAGGAAATCCCCGCCGTAGCGCTCCAGCCAAGTCACCCAGAAGCGCGCCGCGCGCCTGAACGTGAACGGCCAATAGACCATCGACAGGTCCGCAAACCCATAGGGGTTCAGATAGGTCGGGTCCTGACGGGCCAGCAAAAACTTGCGCGGCGGCAGCCGCTCGCCGTCGCTCCCCGTGCCGCGCGCCCGAAAGCGCAGTTGATTGTCCGTATCGAACAGGAACCACTCCGGCGGCTTGCCCTGCGCCACCTGCGGCACCAACAGCGACCCCACCCGGCCCCACCCCAGTTCGATCGGCTGATAGCCATAGAGCGCCCCATCCAGGGCCTCCGCCAGCAGCGCCCGCAACCCCGGCTGCGCCCCCGGCTCGCCCGCGTCCGCGGTCGCCGCGAGATCCGCCAGGATGCCCTCAATGGACTTGTGCACCCGCGCCGGACACCCCTCGCGCTCCAGCGTCCCGGACATCGCCAGCACCGCGGACTTGCGCCGCCGGATGCACCCGCCCACATGCGCATCCGCGCGCATCTCGCGATAGGTGGTCACATCGCGCCCCAGCGCCTTCAAGATCGGGTCCGGGTTCGGCAGCCAGCCGGCCAGGCCGCCGTCTGGGGAGCGTTCGCGGGTGGCAATGGTGAGGGCGAGGGGGGTGGTCATGGGTTCGTTGTCGTGGTCGTGGTCGTTGTCGTCAGCGGTCAGCTTTCAGCTATCAGCTATCAGCGGTCAGCGGTCGGCTGACAGCTGACGGCTGACAGCTGACGGCTGACGGCTGACCGCTGACAGCTAGATCCGAGAAAGGCCCGCCACAGCAGCCAGGGGCCCGCCAGCAGCGCGAGCGCCCCCAGGGCCGCCAGCAGTGCGACGCCGACCGCCCAGGCCCACACCCGCCACGGCGCCGCCGTGTCGATACCCCAGCCAGCCGGCGTCCAGTCGAGCATTACGCCGGCCACCCGCTCAGCACATCCAGCGTCAGCAGCGCCGGCCGATCCGCTGCCGCCAGGGCCGTGTCGACCGCCTCATGCAGGGCGCGGCGCCGCTGCACGATCGCCCCACGCAGCGCCCGGAAGGCATCGGCCCGCGCCACCACGCGCTGCGCCCCGGCCAGCAGCGCGTCCGGTGCGTCGGACCCCACATCGGCCCGCAGACTGCGCCCGATGACCGGCGTCTGGCTCTCCCTGCTCGCCAGGTACGCCCGCGCATCCGCCTCCAGATTGGCCCAGTCCGCCGCCTCCGGCCAGGCGTAGTCAGCCGCCCCGCGCTCCAACGCCAGGTCCGCGCGCGCCTGTACGGTAGCGCGCAGGGCCGTCGCCAGGTCGTCCAACGTCCGCTCATCGACCGGCGCGGCCAGGGCCATGCGCACCGCCGCCGGCCGCCCCTGGGCATCGGCGCCGAGCACCGGCACCGCGGCCCAGCCGCCGCCCAGGTCCGCGCCAGCCAAGTGCTCCACCCGGTAGCCCGCGGCGGCGAGCCACTCACGCGAGGGGTTGAGGCTCTCCAGGAGGGCGAGGATGCCGGCGCATTGGCCTTGCAGCGCCCCGGCCGGGGGCGGGCGGGCGACGCTGATGGCCTCGGTCGGGGCGCACAGGCGCGGGGTCGCGGTGCGGCAGTCCCACAGTACGGTCATGGCGGGGTCTCAGTTGGGGCGCAGCCACAGGCCGCGCGTGTCTTGGTAGAGGGTGGTGCCGCTGGGCAGGCTGCCGGCGCCCCAGGTGCCGGAGAGGGTCCCGGCGATCAGGTGCAGCGGCCAGCCGCGGCGCGGTCCGCCGGCCGGGAGGCTGACGGACACGGTGCCGCCGCTGGGGGCGACCACGGTGCCGTTGACGGCCAGGGGGACGCTCGGCGCGTCCGGATTGGCGAACAGCAGTGCGGTGCCGGTCAGGGGCGCCCAGCCGCCAACGATGCGGTCCGCGCCGCCGGCGAGGGCGACCGGAGCAAGCGGGTCCTCCGGTGATCCCCACGGGGCCGTCGACGTGGCGGTGACGATGGCCGTGGTGGCGTTACACGCCGCCGCGGCGCCCGCTCCAGCTTCTCCGCCCCAGTGCAGCGTGACTGCCGTGCCACTGTCTACGCAGTAGGAGGACGCATCCGGGACGATCGCGATCGTAATGTTGTTCCCGGCGGCCCCGGCGGCGCGCGCGGACCAGCTGATCTCGCGATTGCCGCCGGCCCACGTCGTGACGGTCGCGGCGACGGCATCGGCGGCGACCATGCTGATCGGCACCGCCCCGGCGCCGGCGACGCCCCCGTTGAGGCTGACGGGGCCAACCGCGGGGGGGATGCCGGTACTGCCCAGCGCGTCGACCATCCCGGTGGCCGCGGCGGCCGCGGCGACGGTGATCCCTTGCGCACTGGCCAGGCGGGTGACGGTGACCGTGGCACCGCTGACGCTCGCAGTGGCGGTCGTGCCCGCGGTCGCGCTGGCGACGATCTGCACCGCCAGGGCGTTGCCGGCGGCGCCGGGGTAGGCCCGGGAGGCCGTCCAGGTGATCGCCGTATCGCCGCTGCCGGTGGTGACTGCGGCCGGGATATCGTGGTCCCAGCCGGTCACGCACAGCATCGCCTGGTCGCTGATGCCGACCTGATTGGATGCCAGGTTGGGCGTCATGACCAGGGTCCCGGCTGACACGGCGGTAAAGCCGGTGTAGTCGTTGGTGCCGAGGAGCCCCTGGTAGGTGCCCCAGCCGCGCGCCCCGGCACAGCCGGCGGGCGGGCCTGGTACCCGATAGAGCGCCTGCACCGACTGCCACGCGGCGGCCTGGTCGGCGAGCAGGGCCGTGCAGAGGGCGGCGAGACATCGCAGCCGGCGCGTCATGGGAGCACCTGACGATAGGGCGCGGCGCATTACCAGTACCCCGCGCACGCCATGCGGCAGACGGTTGGGGTGCAAGTAAGGATGCACTCACGGGTCTCGGTCGTGCGCGGCATGAGGTCGTCCGCCGCGCCGTACATCCAGCGGATGGTCGCGGTACTCGATGCCACCAGGTAGTAGGTCCCGGC